CGAAGACGACACTCCAGAAGAAGACCGTGGTCGCCCACGGAGACCAGAAGGAGCTGAGCCAGACATTGGTTCAGAAGAAGAACTGGAAGACTACTCTGGTAAAGTTCAGAGTAGAATCAAGAAGTTACGTTTTGAATATCACGAAGAACGTCGCCAAAAAGAAGAGGCGCAACGACTCCGTGATGAAGCGGTTGCTTTCGCAGAAAAGAAATTTCAGGAAGCAGAGAATTACCGTAAGCGTTTAACTGAAGGCGAAAACGTCCTTGTCGGTGAGGCAAAGGGCCGTCTTGAGGCCGAACTAGAAAAGGCCAAGAACGCATACAAACAAGCGTATGAAGTCGGTGACTCAGATGCATTGACCGAAGCACAGCTTCGCATGTCTGAGTTAACAGCGAAGAAGTCTCGCTATGACTCATACAAGCCTAAAGAATATCAACCTGCCCAAAACCCATTCCAACAAACCCAACAGCAAGCGGCTCAGCAAGTAAAGGCTGACCCGCAGGCAGAAGAATGGGCAAGCAAGAACACTTGGTTTGGCCAGAACAAACGAATGACAGCCTACGCAATGGGAGTTCACGATGAACTCGTATCCAACGGCGTAGACCCTACAAGTCAGGAGTATTACAACGAAATCGACAAAGCAATCAGTGAGGCTTTCCCAAGTGAAGCTGGTGGATCGGTTCGTCAAGAATCAGGCTCCGTGGTAGCCCCGGCGACTCGCTCGTCTAAATCACCTCGCAAGATACGACTGACACAAACACAAGTCGCTCTCGCCAAGCGACTAGGCCTTTCGCCTGAACAATACGCGGCGCAACTTATGAAGGAGAAGCAGTAATGTCAACTCGAGCCCCAAGGGAAACTCAGACCCGCGAAAAAACTGAGCGCAAAAAATCATGGGCCCCAGCTTCTCGCGTTCCTGAACCGCTAAAAAACGATCAATACTCGTATCGGTGGATTCGGACATCAACACTTGGTCAAGCAGATAACACTAACGTGTCTGCGAAGTTCCGGGAAGGATGGGAACCAGTTCCAGCTAGTGAACATCCTGAGCTACAAGTTATGTCTGATCTCGACTCTCGGTTTGAAGGAAACGTCGAAGTCGGCGGACTTTTGTTATGCCGAAATGACAAAGAGAACGTCGAAGCCCGGAACGAACACTTCCGTGATATGGCACAACGGCAAATGGAATCAGTGGATAACAACTACCTTCGGGAGAATGATCCACGGATGCCGATGTTAAAGCCGGAGCGCTCAACGAAGGTGGAATTTGGTAGCGGCAACTCCTAGTAAGTTAATACGAAGGGGTGCCGCAGTAAGACATTTAAGGAGATAAATATGTCTGCAACAGCCGCGCCCTTCGGACTCCGTCCGATTGGTCGTCTGGACAATGGATCGCTGGAAGTTTCACGCCAGTATCCTATTGCTTCAGGCTATGACACGAACATCGCTATGGGCGATATCGTTCAGTTGGTTGATGGTGGTACTGCCACTACAATCGAAAAGCAGTCTGGTACAGGTGACACATCTACAGAAATCGACATGGTCGGTGTTTTCTTGGGATGTAAGTACACTGATCCAAACACTAAGCAAGTAACATTTAGCCAGTTGTGGCCTGCTGATACAGTTGCATCAGATGCCATGGCTTATGTTGTTGATGACCCAAATGTGTTGTTTGCTATCCAAGCAAATGAAGCGCCTTCTAATACTGGCGACATTTACGGTAAAAACATTCCGTTGGTACAAACTGCGCCGAACACAGATTTTAAAATCTCTCGTGTTTCAGCAAATGTAAGTACCTTGTCAACTGATCCACAACTACCGATCCGTATCATTGATTACCTCGGTGGCGATCAGGGTGATGAGAAAGGAACTAGCTTCCCAATCTTGGTATGTAAGTTCAACTATCATCAGCACACATCAACAACTGGCTCAGCATAAGGAGACTAAATAATGGCTATTACTCGCGCCCAGCTCCTCAAGGAGCTATTACCGGGTCTTAACGCACTGTTTGGTCTTGAGTACGAAAAGTACGAAAACGAACATGCTGAGATCTACGAAACAGAAAATTCAGAGCGTTCTTTCGAAGAAGAAGTAAAGCTCTCTGGCTTTGGTGCCGCACCAGTCAAGCCAGAAGGTTCTGCGATTTCTTATGACAGCGCACAAGAATCTTTTGTTGCTCGTTACAACCACGAAACAGTTGCAATGGGTTTCTCTGTCACTGAAGAAGCGATGGAAGATAACCTGTATGACGCACTGTCAGCTCGTTACACTAAAGCACTTGCTCGCGCAATGGCTTACACGAAGCAGACTAAAGCGGCATCATTGCTTAACACTGGTTTCGATACATTCCAGTCAGGTGACGGCGTAACTTTGTTCAACGCTTCACACCCAACTGTAGCTGGTGGTAACAACTCAAACCGCCCATCAACTGCGGCTGACCTCAACGAGACTTCTCTTGAGCAGGCAGTAATTGATATCGCGGCTTACACAGACGAGCGTGGTCTTTTGATCGCGGCACGTCCTCGTAAGTTGATCGTTCCACCTGCATTGATGTTCGTGGCGACTCGTCTCCTAGAGACAGATCTCCGTGTTGGCACTGCTGACAACGACCTCAACGCACTCAAGTCCAACGGGTCAATCCCAGAAGGCTATCGTGTCAACCACTACTTGACTGACAACGATGCGTTCTTCTTGACTACAGACGTACCAAACGGAATGAAGCACTTCGTGCGGACTCCAATGCAAACGTCTATGGACGGTGATTTCGACACAGGAAACGTTCGTTATAAGGCTCGTGAGCGTTATAGCTTCGGTGTTTCTGATCCACTCGGAATCTACGGCTCTCCGGGAGCTGACTAATAGAGAGGGGGCTTCGGCCCCCTTTTCTTTATCCTGACAGAAAAGTGCATTTGCACATTCTGACTTTTGCCACGACAGGAGATTCTCATGGCTAATACAACATTCACAGGACCAGTCCGGTCCGAAACCACTTTCAAGACACTCAGCAAGAACGCAACGACAGGTACAATCACCGAGGTATCAACTCTTGGTGGAGCTCCTGTTGAGCTAACAGATGCTGATGCCTCTCTCACAAACGCGGCGCATAGCGGACGCGTTATTGTTGTTCCTGCTATCACTGCGGATCGCACAGTAACTCTTCCATCACCTGTTGCAGGCTCTACTTTCAAGATCATCTACGGTGGTGCGGCGACAGAAACAGAAAACCTGATCATTGACACAGGATCTGATACAAACTTCTATATTGGTGGTGTACAGCATCGCGATACCAACGCAGATAACGTTGCCGTATACTCAAATGGTAGCTCTAACTCCGTGTTGACGCTTGTAGATTTCGGTGTAATGGAAATCAACATCGTTGCGAAAGATTCCACCAACTGGTATGTGTGGGGCAATGTAGTATCAGCTACAGTACCAACATTTGCTGATCAGTAATAAGGAGTAGGTCATGGCTGTTTCCGGTCAAATATTTCAAGCGCATTTGTCGCAGTCTGGTTTAGCTATCAATCGCAGAGCAAGACTCAAGGAGTTTGCTGTTGTGGGAACTGCTTCAGCGGGACAGATTGATGTGTTTGATTCACTCACCGCTCCCGAAACAGGAACTTATGTTCAATCCGGGACAACGGTAACAGTCACTGACAATGGTCACGGTTTATCGACTGGCGACGTAATCGGTATTGCTTTCGACGCAGGCACTGGCGGAACTTCTGATCCCGGAAACTACGAGATCACGGTGACAAACGCCAACGTATTTACATTCACCTCGTTGAACTCAATCACCATCACGGGAACGAATGCTTGTCGATATGTTTCTAATAGCGGGTCTACTCAGGAAAAACCAAATCGCTGGTTGATGACTAAAGAAACAGGCGCTGGAGATACATTCCAGAATGTATTTCAGATTCCTCAAGACGGCTTCCTTGTTCGGAATGGTTGCTTTTTCAGCATGTCGAACATGGCTACAGCAGAAGTATTTTTTGAGTAATGGCTACCCCAGAGCGCGTCAAAAACAAGATGAAGGAGCTTGGGCTCAGTGGCGTCAATAAACCGAAGAAGACTCCTAGCCATAAGACTAAATCCCATGTCGTTATGGCTAAAGAAGGGGATACCTATAAGGTCGTCCGGTTCGGTCAACAAGGCGTCAAAGGTGCTGGCAAGGCTCCGAAGACTGCCAAAGATAAGGCCCGGAAGCGGTCTTATTACGCTCGGCATAATGCGCAAGGGAGGCCGTCGAGTAAGCTCTCAGCAAAATATTGGTCGCATAAGGTCAAATGGTAATGGAAAGATACAGACGAGCCCTAGCGCAGTACATGGCCGAACAACAGCCAATGAAGATGGCTACTGGTGGTCGGACTCAATCTGACTACGACGCTTGGGTTCAGTCAATCTATGAGGCGATTGTCGCAAATGGTCCAGACGCAACAGCAGAACAAAACAATCAGCTTATCGACAGTGTACTTATAGCGGGTGTCAATGCTTTATCAAGCGAGGGCATTGACGTCGATACGCAGATGTTAATCAATGCGATCAACACCGTTGGCGGTGGTACTTATGGACAAACCAGAGCCGAGCTTGATAATGTACTGTATCTGGCCGACCAAACTCTTGAGCCACTTGGGTATGATCTCGGCACATACACTCCAATCACTCCTGAGCCTGAGCCTGAGCCTG